ATTCCTGATGGAAAAAATCACGGTTTGATTTTTATTTTGGATTGGAGCGGATCTATGTCTCGCGTTCTTCAAGATACTTGCAAACAACTTTTCAATCTTGTTTGGTTTTGTAAAAAAGTTGCGATTCCTTTTGAAGTTTATGCTTTTACAAATGAATGGCGTCGTGGAGAATATAACTATGAAACTCAATCTTATGGTCCAGCCGATAGAACTTCTCATTATGAAGCAAAGGAAGGATTGATTCAGGTTGAAGAAACATTTGCTTTGATGAATCTTCTTACCAGTAAAGTTTCTGGTAAAGAACTGGAACATCAAATGCTTAATGTTTGGCGTCTTGCCGTTTGTTTCGGAGATTCTTATCGTGCTCAATATACATATTCAAATCGTTTGGCTCTTTCTGGAACTCCTCTAAATGAAGCATTAATGAGTCTTCATCAGATTCTTCCTAAGTTTCAAAAGGAAAATAAACTTCAAAAAGTTCAATGCATTGTGCTGACTGATGGTGAAGCAAATTATCCTCCCTATCACGTAGAAATCAAACGTAGATATGATTCTGATTCTTACATTGGCACTCGTGGTATTAATCCAGATAAAACTTTTCTTCGGGATCGTAAACTTGGCATTACCTATAAGTTTGATTATGGGTATCATCAATTTACTGAGGTTCTTCTTCGCAATTTGAAAGATAAGTTTTCTTCATTAAACTTTATTGGTATTCGTGTTCTTGAAGGAAGAAATGCAAATCGTTTCATTAATCTTTATCACAATCAAAGTGATAAGCAATATGAAGTGATTCAAAATGATTGGAAGAAACTGAAAAGTTTTATCATCACTAACTCTGGATATGATGCCTACTTTGGGCTTTCTACAACTGCTTTGTCTCAGGAAACACAGTTTGATGTCATCGAAGATGCTACTAAATCTCAAATTAAATCTGCTTTTGTCAAATCTCTAAAAATTAAAAAATTGAATAAAAAGGTTCTTGGAGAGTTTATTTCTCTTGTTGTCTAAATACTTAAAAAGTATCTGTATATATGAAAACTTATAAAGAGTTTATTAGAGAAGCAGGTGATTGGTGGCATCCAGATCCAGAGCAAGATAAAAAACTTCCTGGCAAAGGTCCTCAAATGAGATCCCGTGAAAATAGAGGACAAGATACTTCAGCACAAACAAAACCAGACTACAGTAATAGACTAAAACCGGGTGAAACTTATATGCAGTATGCTAAACGTAAAGCGATGGGTGAGGAATTGGTGAATGAAACCTCACTCACTCGTGTTATGAGTAAGTCAAAGAAAGGTGGTATGGCAATTATGTCTGCTCAAAGAGGAGATAAATCTAAAGCAGAAAATAAAGCACGTTCAAAACAACTTGAAAGGGATGTAAGGGGTGCTGGTCTTCCTGGACCCACTAAAGTTGCTGGTAGATACACCGAAAATCCTGGAACTCCTCAAGAAAAAAAAGTAGGGGAGAAATCTCATATTATCACTCCTGGCAAAAAAGGTAAGAGGAAATTTAAAAAGGCAATTGAAAAACTTGGTAAAAAGTATAATCAGGATTCTGTTCTGATTCAACGTAAACCTGGTGGAAGTTCTACTTTAAAAGGAACTTCTAAAACATCTTGGCCTGGAAAGGGAAAGAATGTTAGAATAGGAAGTATGAAACCAGGTAGAACTGGTGAATTTGATACCAAAGTTAAGAACAAAACATTTACAGTTGAGGATTAATTATGAAAAAATTTCCACTTGAACATGTTGTGAATTGCAACACTAAAGAAGTGTGTGTAATTTGCGACAGCGCAATCACTGCCATGGGCATCCCTGCTATGGTAAAACAATTTTATCCTGGTTACGTGGGTAAAATTGTGAGTAGAGAGTGCTTTGAAACTCTGAAGAACCAGTTGGTGAACTGACTAATGGCAACCCAAATCACTTCTTTTTGCTTTATAATGACTACAGTTGAAACAAAACAACCACATCATGACTCGCCTTCAAATGACTGATGATCAAATTATCACTGATCTCAAAAATACTTTTGGTAAGGAATTTATAGCTGCTGATGTTCGCGGATATTGTGACTCAAAAGGAATTTCTTATCCGACTGTAACTAAACGTTTGGAAGTATTTAAAGTGGGGCGTGGTAAGTGGAATCTGGAAGTGACTCAGAAAAAAGTAGAAGAAATCGAACGTACTTTCCAAGCTCCTGCTGTGATTCCTCCTGTAGAACAAACACTTATTCCTGAAAAAGATGATACCTTCGTCAAGTTTGGTAATTTTAACGATATCAAAAAAATTATTCAGTCCAATCTTTTTTATCCCACGTTCATTACGGGTCTTTCGGGTAACGGTAAAACGTTTTCTGTGGAACAAGCGTGTGCTCAACTCAAGCGTGAACTGATTCGCGTTAACATTACTATTGAAACTGATGAAGACGATCTGATCGGTGGATTTCGTCTTGTAAATGGAGAAACTGCCTGGCATAATGGTCCTGTGGTAGAAGCACTGGAACGTGGTGCAATTCTTCTGTTGGATGAGATTGATCTTGCCTCTAACAAAATCCTGTGCCTTCAGTCTATTCTGGAAGGTAAGGGCGTTTTCCTCAAGAAAATTGGTAAGTTCGTTAAACCTGCTGCTGGATTCAACGTATTTGCCACTGCAAACACCAAAGGCAAGGGCTCTGATGACGGTAGGTTCATCGGCACCAATGTTCTCAACGAAGCATTCCTTGAAAGGTTTCCTGTAACCTTTGAGCAGTCCTATCCTGCTCCTGCTGTTGAGCAGAAGATTCTGGAAGGCATTGCTCTGGATCTTGGTGTGGAAGAACGTGACTTCTGCAAGCGTCTGGTTGATTGGGCAGACATCATCCGCAAGACGTTCTATGATGGTGGTATTGAAGAAATCATCAGCACCCGCCGCCTGGTTCACATCATCCGTGCCTACAGCATCTTCCAAGACAAGGCAAAGGCAATCCAAGTGTGTGTAAACCGCTTTGATGATGAAACCAAGCAATCTTTCCTTGAACTTTATGACAAGGTGGATGCTGATTTCCAACTTCCTGTTGACGCTGAACTTGAATCCTGATAGAATATGGGGAGGTAAAAGTGCCTCCTCTTTTTGTTCCTTACTATGATTTGCAATGTCTGAAAATTTTGAAAGCACTTATGAAAGTTCAATTCCCAACCAAGACTTCTGGGAAAATGATGGCATCAGTTTGACTGGCAATCCTTATACATCTCCTGATGCACTTATTTTTGGATCACGACTTCCTGGTGGACTTGGAGACGATCACATTTTATTTAATTATCCCTCTACATTTAATTTGACTGTGCCCGAAGATACAAACAAAAACGGTTTCTGGAAATATGAAGAAGACAAAACTCTAAAAGAAGTGGAGAATTATATTTCTAGTACTTACCATTCTCACTATACCTCAGAAACTTCCAAAACTCAGACTCTTGATTTGATTGAGAGTATTGGTGATGCAGAAGCATTTACACGTTCCAATGCTATCAAGTATCTTTCTCGCTTTGGTAAGAAGAATGGTAAATCCAAACAAGATATTCTGAAAGCAATTCATTATTGCGTTCTTCTCTATCATTTTGCTGGACTTCATAAAAATTCCTCTGGCAATTATCCTTATTGATCATGAAACTTAAACCTCAAATTATGAAACTTTCTGATAAAACTGTCTCTGTACTGAAAAATTTCTCTTCAATTAATCAATCTATTTTGTTTAAGCAGGGAAGTAAACTTCGTACTATTTCTGTGATGAAAAATATTCTTGCTGAGGCAACCATCACGGAAGATCTTCCTCAAGATTTTGGTATTTATGATCTCAATCAATTTTTAAATGGATTGAATCTTCATCAAAGTCCAGAACTTGATTTTGCCAATGATGGATATGTAGTTATCCGCGAAGGTAAAATGCGCTCAAAGTATTTCTTTGCGGATCCTAATGTTATCATCACTCCTCCCGAAAAAGAAATTGCGCTTCCTAGTGAAGACGTTTGTTTTCAACTTAGCACTGAACAACTTGATAAACTGCTTAAAGCTGCAGCTGTATATCAACTTCCTGACATCTCAGCAGTTGGCGAAGGTG